CATTGGAAATCTTCAGCGAGCGAACCTGCTCTTCTTCTAACGGATTTTGTTCAATCGTGATATCGGCAAAGTCAATCTTTATGTCGGCGGCTTCCGGCATGTTGATATTGCTGTTAAGCCGTTTGCAGTCCATGATGAGCTGCACGAGATCACGCAATGCCTCTCGATATATAGATCGCTTTTCCACATTATACGATATCACATCGGATTTTGATAGGCGCAATTGATATCCGGAGCTGAATGAGCTTCCTTGCTTGATTGCTTCAGCGCTAATGCCCATAAGAGACGCCGCAAGCGCTATATTGTCGTTAACGATATCCCAGACCGTCTGAAGCTGTGGTGATGGCGTAGCATAGCCAATAGAGCCGCTCACATTGCCGGTTACAGGATCGCGAGGGATGTTGATGTATCGCTGAACGCCAACGTTAAGCTTCGCGCCTTCCGGCATGCCAGATGTCCACATTGTGCTGAACGATTGATAATCCAGCGCAACATCAAGATTGGTCAGCTGGATATTGGCGCGCAGGTTGGCGTCTACCATCGGGAATTGACGATCAAGCCAAAACGAATCAATTGCCATATCGGTGCGAAACCAGGCAATTGGTATGCGACCGTATGGATTAGGCTGAGGCGGCTCAATGTCTGAGTCAATCGTTCCATCCGTTTTCAGAGTCACTACGCGATATGAGTCATCCGTCCAGAGCGCATATACATCAGCGCGCTCTGCAATCGGAGTGCTGAACCTATTCCGGATTGTGTAAGCCACAGCTACGGCTTCGGTAGGATCAACGTCATCTTGCCAAACTATGCAGCGATCCGGCGTAATGAAGTCCAGCTTTATTTTGCCTGTTCTCGGATTATAAATAGGCGCAATGCCTATCTGATTGCAAGTTTCTGCGTATCGATCAATAACGCGCAAAGAGCCGAATAAGTTCACGCCATCAAGCAAATCAGTAAAATGTTTAGCCAAATTATCTGACGCTCCATCTAATACGATAGACGGGTCTTGCTGGAAAATTTTGGCAAGCTGGCGGGTTAGCGCGCGGGACAAATCTGTCGCCACAATATAGTGTTGCAGATCGGTATATGTGTCCGGGTATCGGCTTTTAATTTTCGCCAAAGTATACGATTCTTGGTTATAGTTGTAAAAGTCCAGCGCCATGCGTGTAATTGAGCGCCGCTGTAAATCGTCCTGCATTATGCTATTCACTTTTGCTCTGCGTATTAAATCTAAGTTCATGCTACATCCCACGGTATTTGTTCTTGTTTCACTAATGCGTCAACAACGATTATATTGCGCATTGCATCAGAAATGTGTGTCAGCATCGTGCCATTGGGCTTCAGGATGTTTCCATAATCATCTGTCACCACTTGCTCAAGATCGTTTATCAGATGCTTGCAAGATGGGTCGATATGGATTCTGTTGTGCGAAAACGCGCCATTCGCCACGTTCAGGCTACGTCTTTGCGTGACTCCGTGCCGATAGCGCACATCAAAGCCTTTGCGCTTCAGTATTTCTATGTCGCTGGCGTCAGATGATGTCTTGCGCGCAATTCCAGTCGGATCAGGATAGCAGCGCAATACGCGATTCGGGTAATCTTCTGCCAACAAGTCTGACAACAGATATGTGTTGGCGTTCAAAACATAGTATTCGGCAAAGAAAAAGTAATGTGTGCGCCCGTCAATTTCGCGGGTATAGCACAGAGCAGCCGTCATTGGGTTGACATTGAAATCGATGCCCACAAGGATCACATCGTGCGGCTCAGGCATCGGAACGCTATGCACGTGAACATCCCGGCGGAAGGCATAGTGCGCTTGCATGTTATTCAGGTTAACAAATTGACCTCTAATATAGGCCATAGCCATGCGCTCGTCATAGGTTGCCATAATGTCATCTATGTATTCTTGGGGGAGATACTTGTTTGACCTTGTGTCGGCATGAATCAGTTTCGTGTTTGGATTGGGATTATCCTTCAGCACATCGTAGCAGGCAGAAAATCCTTCCGGCGAACTCACGATGTAAAGCTGAGCATCTTTCCGGCCTCTGAGCCGTTCCCTCACCTTGCGGACAACGTGCAGTCCCTTCGCTCTTGGTAGCGTGTCAAGCTCATCCAATCCGGCATCTGTGTATGTGTCGCCCACGATACGCTCCGGGTTGTGCATGGAAAACATGTTGGTTGTGCCGTATGCGGATGTAATGGTTAGATCGCTCAGATTATGCTTAAACGAGATACGAGCATCACTGAGCAGATCACAGATCGGATAGAAAAACAAGGCCTTGCTTTTGCTTAGTGATGGATAGCCAATGCCCAAATTGCTCTTGCCGTTGGCTCCTGGGCGCATCACATGGCAATACAGAGATTTGAACAGGAACGGCACTGTCTTGCCGGACCCAAGCCCACCGATCAGGCCGAGCGTTTTTGCCCAAGACGTGAGAAACTCCCACTGGTGCGGGAGAAAATCGGATTGGTTGATAATGATATTACTCATCATCTGCCAGCTTGTGGGGTTTCAGTATCACGGTTATATCCTTGTTTTCATTACAGGTATCCGGAACATCTTTCTGCCCAAGATACTGTTTGCCGAGCCATACTAACAGCGTGGGATTGCGATCCTCAATCCCTGCCTTGACCTGAGCTTCGGACAGTTTCATCTTCATTGACGAAAATCCTTTTTTATATGCCTTGGAAAACTCAGAATCTTCGTCTTGCATGGCAGCTCGGATTGTATCTACGTGGCATTCTATCTGCTCAGCCATTGTGTCGTATGTGGCACGGAAATAGCCAAATATTTTGGCCAGCTTAGGGTCCAGCTTAATGCGAGGCCGGCCTACGGGTTTCTTTGGCTGGTCTTGTGCCTTTGCTGCTTTTGAGACTATCTTAGCCATATTATCCGTCCTTAAGAGATCCTTTTTCAAATTTATCGTATGTCTTTGTTGTTTCCTCTATCTCTGGCATATCCATGCCCATCTCGCTCAGATCAAACTCTGCAAACTCAGCGGACAGCATATCGAAATCCCAATCCCCGAACTGCACATTATCTCGCAGAACAAATTCCTTTTGCTGTTCTGGCGTGAGATCAGTGGCGGCGATCGCCCACTCATCCGGGATGTCTTTCATGCCGAGCTTTCTAATGGCTGCGAGCCGCTGATTCCCGCCTAAAACATACATGGTCTCGGGATCGTAAACCATTGGGCGTAACTTCATCATCTCAGGAAATGATTCGATTGAGCGCATAAGCTTTTCCAGCTTGTCTGGCTGTATCCTGCGTGGGTTGCTTGGGTTCATCTTAAGCATTGATGTTTTCATATAGACAAAATAATCAGCATTAGTTTTTTGTCAACCAAAATGTGATTTTGGTGATCCGGCTATATATCATCTTTGCGTTAGCAAAGTGATATTACTCGTCTTTGCTACTGCAAAGCGAGTTAGCTATTACTATTACTATTACTATTACTATAGCTATTACTATAACTATAACATGCATAGCGTACGCATCTGCGTTTGCATCTGCGTTCGCATATACGATTAATCCCGATAATTTACGAATAAAAGCACAAAGAGACAGAAAAAGCTTGACAGGATTTTGGGCGTAGTTTTTATTGACCATAAATAACATATAACCTCGTTCAGGCAATGCCTCCGCCTGAATGGGGATAATCAGAAGAGAGGCGGAGATAACCTCCAAACTTGCCGATAAGGCAAGGGCGGAGGTTTTTTTATAACTTGAAAAATAAAAATAATCAAAACAAAGCGGGTTTCCATCCGCATAAAGTAACAGGAGGTTCGAATGAACGAAAAACGATATTATCGATCTAACGAGGCGGCCGAGTATCTCGGCGTAAACGAGAAGACGATTAGGAAGTGGGCGCGAGAAAATCTCTTACAATACTCACGCCCTGGAGGCAAAATATTATTGTTTGATAAGCGTGATTTAGATGCATTTATCGAAAAGCACAGGAGTGGTGGTAATGGCGTGGTATTTTCGTCATGATTATTCTGCCCGGAACGACCGCAAAATCACCGAATTGGAAATGGAATTTGGCGAGAACATCGGATATGCGATGTGGTTCAAGCTGTTGGAGATCATGGGAGAGATGGGCGGATCATTGCCGAAAGAAAAGATGAAGGTAGTGGCATATGCGCTCCGTGTGCCATTGGATGAGCTGTTGCAATTCGTTCGGATATGCGTTCGCATAGGATTATTGACCGACAATGACGATGAGTATATAAATGAACGATTCGCCAAAGAATGCGCCAAAATCAAGGACACGAGCGAAAAGGCCAGCAACAGCGCAAAAATCAGATGGAGCAAGCCAGAGCCAGATCCGAAACCAAAGACAAAGTCAATCAAACCAATGAAACGCCTTCCGGCTCAAGAGATCATAGAGTGCTGGAACGCTCATGCGAAAAGCCTTCGGTGTATGAAGCTTACAAATGCGATTGAGAAGGCTATCGCAAAGCTTTGCAAGGAATATTCCTTAGACGAGATTCAGCAGAGCATTGAAAACTATCATAGCGTTCTGAATGATCCAGCCTGCTTTTTTAGCTACAAATGGAATTTGGGAGAGTTCCTGAGCCGTGCAAATGGCTTTCCTGTGTTCTATGGTGATCGGGATGAGATCATTGGCAAATATCGCAAATCAGTTGGCAAGAATGCCAATCCAGAACAGCCAAAAAGTCGCAAAGAATTATTGGAGGCCTACAAATGAAATATCCAGATTGGTATCAGATAAACCAAAAACTCATTGACTATGTGGAAAATGAGATATCTACAGGGAAGTTTGCTATACTGCTCACAGGAAAGCCAGGGTGTGGGAAAACGGCGTTGGCAAACATTATCTTTGACCACGTGTTGGAAACAAATCGTGAAAATGGCAGGTTCAGCTATATCTGTGCCACCGCCAATAGGATGTATCAGGATTATCTCAATGCTTTGAATCTCACTGGAAAAGAGCGCACTGAAGCCATTGCTAAAGCTGAAAGCTATCTCAATTATGATCTGTCGCTGCTTGACGATCTCGGTTGCGAAATGGACACGGAAGCGAGCGCTAATTATTTCAGCAGAATGTTTTCAAGTCAATACGAGATGTATCAGGAAGGGAAGCGAAATGCTACGATCATCACCACTAACCTGACAATTGACGGTATAGCTACAGCCTACGGGTCAAGGGTGATGGATCGGATAGCAGAGCACTATTCTGTAATCACAATGACAAACGATAGCTGGAGAATGAAAAACATGAAACAGGTTAGGTTTTAGGAGTTGACATGAAGAAACGACAAGATCCGCAGGGCAATGTAGTGCACAATCCTGCATGTGTGTGGTGTAACGGTAGCGGATTCACACACGTTCCGGATTATAGTATAATAGGCGAATATGGATATTATTATCGTATATTGGCGGGAGATGTGCCGCAGCATGCAGTCAGGATGTGCTATTGCCACGAGTGCTATCCTGAGCCAGGCGAAATTCGATATCCGAATCTGCTTGACCACATTGACGCCGCCAAGTCTCGCGGAATACCCGGAGAGATGGAAGTATTGATTGCCGTTTTGCGCTACGGTTTCGCAATGCGAGATCGCAAGCACCTGGCAGAAGAAATGATAAACACAATAACAAAATAAAGGAGAACACAATGATTAAATTTGAAGAACACGCAATGAAAGACAATAGACTTGCAAGATTATTTGACGATGCCATGAATGTATTGCATGAATACGAGCCACCAGAAGGCTATTATGTCGCTTTTAGCGGTGGCAAGGACAGCATCGTGATGCTTGATCTGGTGCGTCGATCTGGCGTAAAGCATGACGCGCACATGAACATTACCAGCGTTGACCCGCCGG